GATTGGTATCAATACTTGTTATTCATGGCAGTATCTGCATCCTTTGGTATTCGTGGTGCTGACAAGCTGTTGGCCCTAAAGGGGAAGAAATAGATGGCTGTTACGTGTCCTGAAGGGTTTACCTATAACGAACAATTAAGTACGTGCGTTGCTACTGATTTTAAACTTGATTTAGGCAACAATCAGACGCCCTTTGGTATAGATTTAAGACCTCTATATGAAAACCGTCCTCCTCCTGTAATTCAAGGAGAAGACGGGGAAATGTACCGTAATAACTCTTACTTAACGGCTAACGGGTGGGCATCAGAACCTGACTATACGACACCCCTGTACTTTTTTCACCAGCCTCTTGAGCTAGGTGATGCTAGAGAAAATTATTACACCGTAAACGAAGATGGGACAGTAAACCAGTTTGGTGCTTACCGTACTGAAGAGGATATAAGGGGTTACTGGGAAGCTGATGAAGGCATGGGGTACTTTAAAGAAGCTAACCCTGACTTAGATTTTGACACTTGGTTTTCTTTTATTAAAGACTCTTCTGCGCTAAACGCCTCTGGTTTAAACAGAAGTGACAACCCAGCAGAGTTCCAAGCACTAGTAAACCAGTACGGTATCAATACTAGTTTTCAGAACCCTGATGGGGATTTGTTCCAGTGGAACGGCTCATCGTTTACAAAGACGTTTAAAACAGACGATTCTTTTAATGTAGGCGGTCTGATAATGTCTTTAGCCGCCACTGCTTTAACTGGCGGTCTGATGAACGCAGGCTACTTAGGCAGCTTCCTCAAGGGACTGAGCGCGGCACAACAAGCCGCTGTAATTAACGGTGTAAGCACCGCTATTCAAACCGGAGGTGATCTAAAAGCTATCGCAGGCTCAGTAGTTGGAAGCTGGGCTGGAGGAACGCTAGGAGGGCTTGCTGACTTAGGTAGTGATGCAGCTAACTCAGCTTTGTCTAGTTCTATCGCTTCTGCGATTGAGCAAGGCATTGTAAACGGTGAGATAGATGTAGACTCTCTGCTTCAATCAGGCATCTTAGGCGGTCTTGGAGCAATAGGTAAAGACTTAGTAACGTCGTTTGTTGACGGAACCGGGTTTGACTTTGGCGGTCTAATAGATAAAGACTCCGACTTGTTTGAGTTTCTTAACGGCGCACCGAATATATACGGAGAATACGTTAGCGGGGCCTTGGGCGGTATAAAAGACGCGTTTAACCAGTTTGTTGAACAGAACATTACTGGTGGAGAGTGGTGGTCTAGTGCTACAGAAAGCTATGACAATATTAACATTCTTTCTGATGGAACGGTTGTAGCCACCGGATATGACGGCAGTGAAACACTTTTTGACAGCTTTGATGCTTTTGTTGACGCTGGCTTTACAGAAATGGCGGGGACCAATCCAATATGGGGCCTAATAAGTTCTGGTTTAGACAGCGTTCCTGATAGCTGGTATGACACGCTAGAGGGTTGGATTAACGATGCTACAAGCGGCTCTGCTGGAGGGACTTATTCAACAGAAGGCGGCACAACAATTACAACAACCGCTGGAACTGATGGTGACGGAGAAGGTGGAGATCCCTCTCTTTTTAGCTGTTCTACAGTAAACCGAGTACAAACACCCAGCGCCCTTGAAGCAGAAGATTGTGGTCCGTGTATCGAAGGATACCAATCTGACGAATTTGGTGAGTGCGTACAGGCCGATACAACAGACGTTTGTCCAGCAGGGAAGGTGTACAACGAGGTTGTTGGCGCTTGTGTTGACGAGGTGTTCTTTACTCCGGGTCAGCCCTGCAACACAGATGACGGTCAACAAGGCGTCTTTGATGAGAACGGGGGCTGCTACGTTCCTGCTGGAAACGGCACTGATGGCACTGGCGATGGCACCGACGGAACTGGCGAGGGCACTGACGGAACTGGTGGAACTGTTGTAGTTGACGGAACAGGAGAATCGGACCCTTGTCGCAACAACGCGACTATAGAAAGCGGGTGTGAGCAGTGTGAAGACGGATCTAGCCCCGATGACCACGTAGGTGGTAATTGTTCTAGCCCGCTTATTGACACTAGTGACCCACATAACTGTAAGGCAGGCAATCCGGGTGCTGCCAGCTTTGCTCAAAGAGCATGGAACGCCTATTGTTGGCAGGATTACTGCAACGATGGGACAGAAAAGAAAACAATAGACGGCGTGTACGGAGCTAACTGCTCAGACTATGTTGCTCCCACTCCTGTACCTTCTTGTGCGGACCCTAACAGGAAAACTAACCAAGACGGCTCTTGTGGTGAACTTTGTTCTGACGGAACTATACCAGACCAGCACGAGGGTGGCTTGTGTGGCGGCGATATGATCGCAACGGGAGGTACGGAAGGTACGGACGGAACCGGAGGAGAAGACACTGACTGTACTTTGGTTGAGTGCGAGTCTCCTAGACCCGAAGGTGCTGCAGGAGTCCAGTGGGACAAGTGCTGTACTAATGTTACCACGACTACAACAGGTGGAACAGACGGAGATCCTGACTGTAATTTAGTTGAGTGTGAGTCTCCTAGGCCTGAAGGAGAGCAGGGTGATATATGGGACAAGTGCTGTACGGACACTACGACTACTACAACAGGCGGCGGCGGCTCTAGCGGAGGCTCCTCAGGAGGTAGTTTAGGCGGTGGGCAGAACCTTTTTGATGGCTTTGAAACGGGCCTAACCGCAGACCCTCAGTTACTTATTGCACAACAGTTCCCAATTACTGATTACTTGGCTGGAATCTTTACTAACTCTACAGGCGGTAGAAAAGTATGACATATTTAAACCTAGTAAACAACGTACTAAGACGCCTCAGAGAAGATGAGGTGACTAGCGTATCAAACGACACTTACAGCAAAATGGTGGGTGACTTTGTTAATGACGCTAAACAAATGGTAGAGTCTTCATGGGATTGGTCGGCGCTTAGAACTACTCTTACTGTAACCACGAGTGCTAGTGTTTTTAACTACGTTCTCACGGGTTCGCAGAACAAGATTAAAGTACTACACGCGATTAACGACTCATCTAACCTTACAATGCAGTATCAGCCACAGAAATGGTTTGACGAGCAGTACTTAATTAATACTCCGCTTTCTGGGGAGCCTCAGTACTACACGTTTAACGGTGTAAACTCTAGTGGTGATACTCAGATTGACGTTTACCCTAAACCAGATGCTGCTTATACCCTCCGGTTTAACTGCATACAACGTAACGATGACTTGAGCGACAACACAGATGACTTGATTATTCCTAGTCAGCCTGTGATTCACATGGCAATAGCTTTACTAGCGCGTGAGCGTGGCGAGACAGGCGGCACATCAGCGGCTGAGTACTTTGGTATTGCTGATAAGTACTTGTCTGACGCAATCGCTTTGGACGCACAAAAGCATCCTGAAGAAACCATTTGGTATACTCCTTAAGGAGACTAGTGCATGGCACAGCAACTACAAAGTATTAATCTAGTCGCTCCTGCGTTTAAGGGTCTTAACTCTGAAGACTCCCCTATCGCGCAAGATCCGTCTTTTGCTGATATTGCTGACAACGCTGTTATTGACAAGCGTGGGCGTATTGCTGCCCGTAAAGGCGTAAAGGTACTGACTACCAACAAGACTGCATTAGGTAGTGACTACATCCACAAGATCCACTACTTTTACGATGACGCAGGTAACGAGGTAGTTTTTAGCGCAGGCAACAACAAGATTATGACAGGGACTACTACCCTGACTGATGCTACGCCAGGATCATACACAATTACGGCTAACAACTGGAAGATTGTAAACTTTAACGACAAAGCATACTTCTTTCAGCGTGGTTACGATCCTCTGGTGTACGACAACGCTACAGGACTACGTACATTTACTGTAGCTAACGGCGGCGCTACTGCGGCAACTCTGAAGTGCCACGAAGCTATCGGCGCTTACGGACGCCTCTGGGTTGTGGACAACGCAACTGACACTCAGACTATCTACTGGTCAGACCTTCTGAACGGTGGTGATTTCACTGGCGGTTCCAGTGGTTCTATAGATGTATCTAAGGCTTGGCCTGATGGATACGACGAGGTTAGGGCTTTGGCGGCACACAATAACGCCCTGATTGTTTTTGGTAAGCACAGCCTGTTGGTGTACGGCGGGGCCGATAGTCCTGCTAACATGGCACTGGTAGACACTGTAGCTGGCGTTGGGTGCATCTGTAGAAACTCTGTACAGCACATTGGTACAGATGTGTTGTTTATGTCTCCTTCTGGTTTACGTAGTTTGGGACGAACGATACAAGAAAAATCTTTGCCTCTGTCTGACCTAAGTTTGAATGTAAAGTCAGACATTATTAATTTGATTAACAACAGAAGCGTCCCCACTGCATCTGTGTACAGTCCTGAGAACTCTTTTTATCTTATTGCGTTTCCGGGGCAGTCCACGATTTACTGTTTTGACCTAAAGTCGAAGCTAGAGAACAACACCTATAAAGCAACACGGTGGGTGTCTGTTCCACACAAGTCTTTTGAGGTAAGCACAGACGGTACGGTGTACATAGGCACAGCAGACGGTATCGGAACCTACTCTGGTTACTTAGACAATACTTCATCGTATCGTTTTAGGTACTACAGTCCCGGTTTGACGTTTGGTGACCCCTCAAAAATTAAACTGCTAAAGAAAGTAAGACCTACGATTGTTGGTGCGGCAGGTGCTTCTTGTTTTATGAAGTGGGCCTACGATTTTAATACTACGTATAGCACGTATGAGTTTACTATCGGTAATCAATCACCAGCCTACTTTGGTGTTGCTCAATTTAACATTGATGAGTACACAGGTGGAGAACTAACTACTAGGAACCCTGTGAATACCACAGGAAACGGTAGCATTATCACAATAGGTTTAGAAGCCGAAATTGACGGGGATGCTTTGTCCCTTCAGGAAATTAACGTATTAGCACTAATGGGTAAAACGGTATGAGTAATTATACAAAGACAACAAACTTTACCGCCAAGGACAGTTTGCCCTCTGGCGACACTAATAAAATTATTCGTGGTAGTGAGTTTGACACTGAGTTTAATGCAATAGCTACAGCCAGTGCGACGAAGGCTGACTTAGCATCTCCTACCTTTACAGGAACTGTGACGATCCCTGCACTAAACTTTACGGGAACTCTGTCAACAGGAACGATTGATGGAGGTACTTACTAATGGGTTTTATCAGCGATATTCTAGGCGATATTACTTCTGGTCTTATTCCAGACGAAATTACGTCTATTTTTGAGACACCATTGCCGCAAGCAACCAAACCTGACATTACGTTTCAACCCTTCACGGTTGCATCTAGTGTTGGAGGAGTAACAGGCGGTCCAACAGGAACTCAACTTAATTTATCTCCAGAACAACTGGGGATGCAACAACAGTTGTTTGGGGGCGCTGGAGACTTCTACGGTCAGGCAACGATGCCTACAGCACAACGTGAGCAGGACATTTACCAGCGCATTAGGGCTGCTCAGTCTCCTGAGGAAGAACGTCAGCGTCTAATGCTGGAAGAGCGCCTGATGAATCAGGGACGCCTTGGTGTCCAAACGAATATGTTTGGTGGCACTGAAGAAGCGTTTGCTATGGAAAAAGCACAGGCTGAAGCCAGAAACGAAGCAATGCTGGGTGCAATGCAACAGGCACAAGCAGAGCAGGCACAACAAGCAACCTTGGGCGGTCAGTTCTTGCAACAGAGCTACGCACCACAGGCGGCACTTTTGTCTGCCTTTAGTCCTGCGCTTAACGTAGCTAGTTTGGCTGACGTAGCCCGTAGACAACAAGGTGAGTTTGACCTTGAAACACAGTTGGCTAACATTCAAGGACTGATGGGACAACAAGCAGGCATGGCAAGCCTGTACGGTAATGTTTACGGTGGACTCTTAAGTGGACTCGGTGGTTTAATTACGGGTTCTGGTGATGACGGAAGGCCTTGGTGGTTAAAGGGTTAAGGAGAAAACATAATGTCTATGTCTGGAATCGCAAGTATGCTTGCACAAACTGGGGCCAACGTTGGACAACGAATAGGCGCTCCTGTAGCTGGCGTCGGTCAAAACATAGGTGGTATGCTCGCGGGTAGGGAAGACCGTAAGCGACAGCAGGAGACTGCTCAAGAAGTACAGCAGTTGCTTCAGCAAAACGCGAATAACCCTGCACAGCTAAACTCTCTGGGCCAGAAGTACGCCTCAGAGGGCAAAAACGACATGGCTAAGTTGTTCTTTGATGCGGCTAAGACGGCTACT